CTTGCGTTCAACAAGATAGCTCGTGGACTAAACCAAGCTGTAAGAACTGGAGGCAAGGAAGGTGTAGACGAACTCAGAGAGGGTATGGCTAACTTACTTATACTCATGGGTTACTTTGTAATGCTTGGTATACCAGTTGACTTTGTGAAAGATATTATTGCAGGACGAGTTGGTTACATCTCTGACTATACATTTAACTCAATGGTTCGTGTGGCTGGTGTAAATAAATACTTCTTATACAAAGGACGCAACGAAGGATATGGTACAGCTATCATGAACTTTGCGATGCCTGCACCTTTAGCTGCTGTCATTGATACTGGTGATAAGATGACTGCTGCATTTGAGAAAGAAGGCTCACCAGCAGAAAAACTTTTTGACTCAGGAATCCTCAAACAGCTACCACTATATGACACATTACATTATGTAGTACCTGAGCTTCGTGAATACAAAAGAGAAAGAGAACGCTTCTTCATGAAGAGAAGAATGCGTCAGCAAGAAGGGGGATTCATTGGACTCTTTGAACAAATAGAGCCAAGACCTCGCCAAATCACAAGAGACTTACTTGGTATATAAACAAAGGGCTACCATTACTGATAGCCCTCTGAAACCATTTAACTACATAACCAGAACTGCTGGCTACTCTTTTGATATTGAATACAAATATGTGTGCGTCAATAAAAAAAAGCCCCACTTGGTACAAACAATTGAAACCAAGTAGGGCTACCACACATTTGAGGATTTAACTAAGAACTATGACATTCTTTGTGGGCATTACTGCTGGCACTTACCTCAAAATATATTATACACTATGCTACAATTTATTTCCCATTTAGTTCAGTCAATAAACCTTTGAAGTGCTTCTTGTTTTCTTGTAGCTCCTTGCGTCTTTCCTCAAGGATTGCTATACGATGGGAGAGAGTACGAGACTCTTCTCGAATCATGTCGATTCGTGTATGTAGTCTTTCGACTGTATTGTTTCTGAGTTCTTCTGCATTCATGATTAATAAAAAATACCATAGCAAGAATAGAATTTGAAGAATCCTCTGACTCCTCTTTCTCCTTCTCTGTTCTTACCAATAACATAATTGATGTGCATATATGGACCTTTGTCATCTGTAAACTTACAGGCTTCAGGGTCATTGTCCTTGCAGTTCATAATTAAAACAATGTCTGCATCATTTTCAATACTGCCACTATCTTTTAAATGATATAGGTCAGGCTTGTCTGCTCTTGCTCCCTCACGATTTAGCTGAGATAGTAATATGATTGCGACATCATTCTCAAGTGCTATCTGTTTTATCTTCTGCGAAATCATAGCAATACCATCTGCCTTGCCCATTCTGCCTGCGTCAAATGGTATAAGTTGTAGATAATCTATAACCACTAGCTTGATACCATGTTCCTTCTTATATCTACGGACATCACTAGCTATTTGATTCACACTTTTTACTGTATGAATCGTGTGCATTGGCATCTCATTTAATTTATCTATGGCTTTGTTTACCTTAGATAGTGTTTTATGGGACGCTACTGCCTCTTCAATCTGTTTTGTATTTGATTTGGACATCGCACCTATCATCCGTTTTGTAAGCTGTTTCTGAGGCATTTCTAGGCTGAATATGAGCGTTGGTGTTTTGTCCTTTGAGCAACTTCGCATTGCAATGTTTAGACTGAGTGCAGATTTTCCTACACTTGTTGGGGCAGCTATGGTGAAAACACATCCTAATTCTAATTTAATCTTTTCGTCTAAGTGGGGTAAGTGAGTGAGTATGTATTCGTGTTTGAACTCTCCTTTAGCCATTGCATCAAACTCATCTTTGATTACTGACAGGGAGTTCTGAATGTGTGTTACTTCTTTTTCTCTTGGCTTGAACGCATCCAGTTCTTTTTGAATGCAATCTTGTATGGCTTGTGGGTCTGCGTCTTCTTGTATCTTATCAAGAGCATTCATATACTCTCTACGCATTGCACGAAGCCTAGATTTCTTGAGAACAATATCAATGTAGTGCATCAAGGCTACACCTGATTGTACCTTATCAGCTATTTGCATAGTCGTAAGACGCATATCAGGATTCTTAGAAGCAACTCTCTCAGTTACTGTGATTAGGTCAATCGCTGTTGACTCACTTGAAAGTTCGCACATTGATTCCCATATTAGTTGATGGTCGTCAAAGTAAAAGTCCTTGGGATTAAGTAGTGGTTGCGCTTTTTCAAATGTGTTTTGTTCTATTCCATTGATGCAACAAGAGAGTATGGCTTCTTCTGCATCTTGATTATGTGGTATCTCCATCTAGTTTTTCAGTTTTAGTGTGTAGTGTGGTAAGTAATTGTCCTAGGAATTTAAAGAGCAGGGCATCTGCTTCGGATTTATTTTTAAAATCAATATTCTTGTAAGTGTCAAGTGCTACAGTTGTGGCTTCTTTAATTTCTTCAGGCATAGTCATAAGATAAAAATGCTAGGCTGGCGAGAGTACCAACCTAGCGTGTTATTAATGGTTAGAAAGTATGTTTTTGGATTTGCTTTTCTCTCTCAAGCATACCCATAGCTAGAAGACAATATCCAGCAATGTCAAAGAATATATCTTTAGTTGTGTCATTGCCTTCTGTAACTTCTAGTTTACCATCTTTCGCAAATGTCATGGCTCTCTGAAACTTATCCTGCATCCTAATGCACAGACCAACAATGGGTTGCACACCAAAGTCTTGGCTTCGGTCAAAGTTTGCAAATGGATTAGTGTTCGTTGTACCAGTAGTATAGTCATTGTTCTTCTTAGCTGTTACATCAAGAAGTTCTTGGACTAACTGTTCCCTGAACTCATCATACCAATCTTTATCATAGTATTTTTCGTTATCAGGTTGTACTGATTTGTGTGAAGGAGCTTGCATTAGAATGGGTCTTCCTCATCTACTGGTGCTTCTTTCGGAGCATCCTTCGCTGTTACAGATAAAGAAACAAACTTCATTCCTGCCTTGGAACTTTTCTTCCATCCCTTAATCCAGTATTCTTTTCCATCAACATTGATGTTTCCTCTGAAGTCAGGATGTGTTTCTTTTTCTTTTCTATCATTGGGGAACAATGCTCCACCATTAGTATTATCATAGGTTTTTTCTGCCATAATGTGTATTGATTATTTAATGTTATTGTTAATAAAATCTTCTATCTCAGAGCGTCTGAAACGGAAGCATCTTTGTGAGAGTTGATATGTGGGAAACTTCTTAGCTTTCACATAGCTTCGTAAAGAAGTCATGTTGACTCCTAGTATTTCACAAGCCTCCTTGGGCTTGATTAAAGGTTCGCAGGCTCTACTTAAATCCATTCTTCCTCCTCTGTTTCATCAGGCGATTTCTTAGTCACAGGCTTTTCATCAAACTTATGAGTTGCATCTGCGTCTTTGTTATCGTCACACAAAAAGAGTGCGTTAATGGAATACTTACGAGCATACGAGCTTGCAGCTCCGAATGTCATACTAATATCCATTCCTTTCTTCTTTGGGTCAATACCTGCTTGTGCCTTGGACGCACCAATAAGTTTATTGGTATCAGTACAATACAAAGCAGATGTTGCTTCACAGAATAAGATGCCACCTAGTTCATGAACTTCGTCAGAGATTATAAGTGTGCAGTTATATTTCTTTAACAAGGGTTTCAATGCGTTGCATTGGTCTTCGTGGTTTCGGTAATAGAAGTTACCGAACTTGTTGAACTGAGTTTTCGGAGCGTTCAACTCGCTCTGTATGTTTAATAGTTTTTGTTTCATAAAGTTTTTTAAGTAATGTGCGGTATAGTTTTGCCCTATCTTTTACATTAATGCAAGCTTTTATTTCATTTTCTTCAACAAAAGTAAATTGCGATAACATATAGAGTTGTGTTTCTTTTGATTCTCTTTTGAATCTACTGACTAATTGGTTGAGTCCAACTGGGTGTAAGTACCCAGTCCGTGGTCTCTCTAAATAGTCTGCGACTCTGCGTAGTACATCAGGCAAGTCTTCTTTCTTGCCACTACAATAAGAGAAAAATTTATTCTCAATAACACCTATGAGATTGTTAGCGTTATTGTCTATGACACCTCTGACTTCGCCAGTCTGATGGTCGTGGTCCAGTACAGGGTTCTTTATCTTTGTCCAAAGTATTGGGCAATCGTTTGGCTTATTTAGTTCCCTAAATTCCTTAACTTTGTTTGCGCTTATATACATTGGATAGATAGGATTTTAAGTCTCGCACCTTTCTTGGTAATGCAATGACCTGATTTATCAGGCTTGCTAGTACACAAGAAACCCAACGCTTGCTTTTCGTCCCTCGCCCATTTAGTAGCCTTGCCCACATATTCTGCTGGCATATCGTAGTGTTTGTATTTGATTTCATATTTGTTCACTATACCTCCCAAGAATGTATCACAACAAATCCCTTGCCTGCATTGACTGAGAGAACATTGTAATCTACCCACTCTTGAGCTTCCTCAAGAGTCATATCATCCTCATCCATGAATATAGAAACCATCGTATCATATTCATAAACATAGTATCCATCTAAACTTACACCAATGATTGCATAGTCCAGTCCTTCAAACTGAATAGCATCCTCTCCGTGTATCATTTCTTCGTAATATTTTAAGTTTGGGTTTTCCATAATAAATAAAATTGCGTCTCATCTTCACATACGAATCGCCCAGTATAATTTAGAAATATACTTCACGATTTGTATTGCGTCCTTCATCTTCTCTTCGTCCCACTTTTTGTGATGGTGTTCCTTGGTATTGATGTCAATACATACAGATATACATGATGGTAAATAGTCTAGTCCTCTGCGTCTTATCATCTCGCATTCAATAGCCATCTGCCATAAGTCCTTGTCGTAGAACTGTTTACTCTTTCGGCACTTGTAGTCACAAATGAAGATATGATTTTGCGTCTCATCTTTCAGCACTACATCAATCGTGCCACAAGTTTTAATAAGGTTGTCAGCAATAGGATATTCCGTGCCTATGATTTTGTAATTGTTTTCTTGAACCCAATCAATGAAAGGTTGTGCATACTCATCATACATACTTGGTTCATAGTCATCGTCACCAAACTTCATAGCATTGAGTAACTTCTCGCAAGAGTTGTGTACATTCGTACCAAACTCAGAGCTTGGAATCATGCGCCCATCAGGGGATTCAACAAGTCCATAGCAGAGTTGTTCAATGTCTTTCCAGTCTAGGTCTGCATACTCTTCCATGCGTGCATACTTTACCATCGAGCGTGGCTTGTGTACGGAATCTAAGAAAGGGTCTTTAATAGTAGAGCCTATCAGGGTAGTTATGCTAGGAAATATTTTATCCTTATGTTTCTTAGCTTGGCTTGGGGTAGTAATTTCTTTTTCAAGAAATGGTTGTTTAATTTTTGTGCAGTTATAAAAATGTGCCATAGGTAGATTCCTATGACACACTTGTAGTATTGTCAACTATTATTTATATGCTAATAACAAAACATAACAAAGAATAATAAATAGGGTGACTATAAAGCAGAAAACATTTTCTTTATTCATCCCTAAATGTTATGAATACCTCGTCAACGATTCGTGAATCGTCATCAGTATATTCTTTGCGTTCTACTTCTTCAAGGTATTTGATTTCAAATCTAGTTGAACCAATCTTCTCTTCTCTTTGAATCCAAACTTC